TCGCTTTGGTAACGTCTCTGATAAGTCCATTTATGGTTCGGATCAGGTCGGTAGCCAAATCACTGGCGGCGTGACCCTTGTTGGTGAAACGCTGAAGGAAGACTTCGGTGGTCCTCGCACAGTTGGTGCTCGCGGTTATGCTTATGGTTCTCCATCAGCGTCTAGCGATGTTACCTCAAGTGCGGTTTCAATGACAAGCTTCAGTCTTACTGGAAGTACCGAAGCACAGAAGAAGAGCATCGTATACGATCCTGATCTTCTTGCGCTTAGTGCTTCAGCTACTGCTGGTTGGATTATTCGTGTTGATGTTCCACGCGCGAGCCTGGATTCTCAATTGGATTATGAGAACCTAGGTGCTATTTCAGCATCCGTAGCTAGTTTGACCACTGTTGTCGACACCACTGTTACAGATGCANATACTGCACAACTTCGCCGTCTTAGTCACTGTACCGGAACAACTGCGAGTCCAAACGTTCAGTTGTACTTCCACACTACCGTTGAACAATCAGGGGTTGCGATTGCAGCAGGAGATAACAATCTTTCCTGTTCGTTCCCAATCACCGATAACTTCCAAGCCGGTGGCGGCATTGGTTCAGTGGTTGGCGCTGTTACATGGGGTCTCGAAGGTAACGATGATATCCCCGAGATCGACATTAAGGTCGATTCCGTGGCTGTCACCGCACAAACCAAGAAGCTCAAGGCTAAGTGGACACCAGAATTAGGTCAAGACCTCAACGCATACCATAACTTGGATGCAGAGGTAGAACTTACTTCGATTCTCTCCGAGCAGATTGCTCTTGAAATCGACCGTGAGATCATCGCTGACCTCGTTAACGGTGCTACTGGTGCGACCTACTACTGGTCACGTCTCCCGGTCTCTTCGTTAACCGCGAGACTGGTACTGAAATCGGTGCTAGCTCTGCTGCTCCTGACTTCACTGGTACCGTGAGTGAGTGGTATGAGACTCTTGCAGAGACCATCAACGATGTCTCCGCACAGATCCATCGTAAGACTCTCCGTGGTGGTGCTAACTTCGTCGTCTGCGGACCCGAAGTTGCCAACATCCTTGAGTTCACCGCTGGATTCCGCGCATCTGTCACAGCAGATGATGAGAAGGGTTCCATCGGTGCCGTTAAGACTGGCTCGCTGAGCAAGAAGTTCGACGTTATCGTTGATCCCTACTTCCTCCGCAATGTCGTTCTCGTCGGCCGTCGTGGTGGCTCATTCCTAGAGTCTGGTTATGTATATGCACCTTATGTGCCACTACAAACCACTCCTACAATCTTCGGACCCGAAGACTTCGTGCCTCGCAAGGGCGTGATGACTCGGTATGCCAAGAAGATGGTTCGTCCCGATATGTACGGCCTCGTCGTTATTCGCGGACTTCTAGGTGAGTCTGGCTTATAGCCAATAAGCGCATAGCGCAATAAAGTTAAACCCTCATCAGTTAGTTCTGGTGGGGGTTTTTCTTTTATGAAAACGTCGATATTTCAAAAAATACCGTCGCCAATTTTTTGAGATTTTCGTTTTTTAAAACTACTTATTGTAGTAATAAACATAAGGAGGATCATCATGCATCCAAGAAAACGACGCTTATTAAAGCAAAAGGCCCGTGACGCCCGCACTGCGGCAAGCGCCCCGGCACCCGAAGTAGAAGAATCAACCGAAGCTCCAAAAAAGACCAAAAAAGTGAAGAAAGCACGCATCGGACGCACTAAGAAAACCATCTCATAAGTGATAGCCGAAATAAACACTCTATAACGTTGTTTTTGCTTTCAGCATTACTATTTACGAAGTAGGAGTACGCATGCATGCCCACCAATTTAAATCCAAGATCTCAAACTAGCGCTATTGTATTAACTTCAACTGGAAGTACCAGTAAAGTTGCGGCAGCGCTACCGTTTGGTATTTATACTGGTTCTGTGGCCTTTCTTAGCGGCGCCTCAGATCAGGTTGCCTATGTATATAAGAAGTTAGGTGGCGATGTTGTAGATATTGAGCTAACGCCAGCTAATGTGTATTCTGCGTATGAAGAAGCGGTTTTAGAATATTCTTATATAGTTAATCTTCATCAAGGAAAGAATGTTTTATCCAATGTGCTTGGATCTGCCACATCTTCTTTTAATAGTAAGGGAAATATTACATCTGGTCCAACTGGATCAAACCTTAAATATCCTAGATTTTCTCTTGGATACTCTCGCCGTGTAGGGGACGCCGCGGCNGCCGCTGGTGGATTTGGTGGTACGATTCCGCAATACTCTGCCTCCTTTTCGCCCACCAAAGACGTACAAGATTATAACCTACAAACCATTATCAAGAGTGCTTCAGACTCTGGCGTTGATGTTGGGGGAGATGCGATTAATTACGCGGGAAAAGTTGGAAATAAAAGAGTAATTATCACAAAAGTATATTATAAATCCCCACGGGCGATGTGGCGTTTTTATGGGTATTATGGGGGTATTGGTGTTGTAGGAAACTATTCCACTTATGGACAATTTTCTGATGATTCGACTTTTGAATTAATTCCAACATGGCAAAACAAGCTTCAAGCTATAATGTATGAAGATTCTATTTATACGCGCACATCGCACTATTCTTTTGAGCTTATTAATGACAACTTAAGGCTGTATCCTACTCCGAGTCAATATGGCTTTGATGATGGCTTAAATAGTAGAATATGGGTGAGATTTTATGTAGATCTTCAGCCTTATGAGTTGGATGGTACGACCGAGACCGGTATAGAGGGTGTCAACAACTTGAACACACTTCCGTTTGATAACATTCCGTTTAAAAATATTAATTCCATAGGACAACAATGGGTTAGAAAGTATGCTTTGGCGCTTTGTAAAGAGATGCTGGGTCAGATTCGAGGTAAATTTACAACTTTACCAATCCCTGGTGAGAGTGTGACATTGAATCATGGTGATCTTTTATCGCAAGCAAAAGAAGAACAACAAACACTTAAAGATAAACTAATGGAAATGCTGAAAGAAACCGAATATGTTGCACTGGCCAAGCAAGATCAAGAAATTGCGGATGCAGCAACCAATGTACTGAAGGTCACACCGCTGCCGATTTTTGTGGGGTAATAAAGAATGTCAAACGAATGGGAAAGACCAGCTTCACCGCCGCCACCACTATTCTTAGGTAAAAAAGAGCGTGATCTTGTAAAACAGGTCAATGATGAGCTTATAGAAAAGGTCATCGGCCAACAGATCTTATATTACCCTATTGATTTAGAACGTACTAATTTTCATGATTTATATGGTGAAGCTATTGAAAAAACCTACCTGCCTCCTATTCGCGTTTACGCCCTTATAGAATATACCGACTATTCTACCACATATCTAGACGGCGTAGGGGTGGATAAAACATGGGAAATTAATATCCATTTCCACAAGAGAAGATTGGAAGAAGATCAAAATTTATTTGTGCGAGAAGGAGATTTTGTTTTATATAATGATAATTATTATGAGATCGTGACCCTCAAAGAACCTAAACTTCTGTTTGGACAAGCAGGTCACGAATTTGAAATAGCTGCAAAATGCCGAAGATCCAGAAAGGGACTATTCGATGCTACCTGATAATTTTGATTTTGCACAACTGCCCACTGGTTCCGCAGAATATTCTTTAAAAGAAATTGGGATGCTATCTTCCACAATAGAAGATATAGATTATGCCATAGTCAGTTGGCTTAAAGACGATTTGAATTTATCAGCTAGAAGTAATCAAGGGTTTAAGAGTGTTCCGGTTTTATGGCAAGCTCCCGAACGTGCCTATCAAGTAAAACACAGAGCCGAATTACGAGATGCCAATGATGGAATCATTTTACCTGTCGTTAGTATTGAAAGAACCAACATAACCAAAGATCCGGCAAAAAAAGGCTCATACCAAGCAAACAGGTATTCAGTTGATAAAGATGGCCGCGCAGGCCGATTCGTTATTGCTAAGCGAATAGTTCCTGACAAAACACGCAATTTTGCTGTTGCTGGAAACACAAGAAGATCCAATTATACTTCAGGAAATAGTCAGCGATATTATCCAAGAATAAACAAGAAAGTGGTTGTTCAGACTCTCTCTATTCCTATACCTGTGTATGTGAGCTTGGATTACAAGATATTAATCAAGACCGAATATCAACAACAAATGAATGATTTGATGGCCCCGTTTATGACAAGAACAGGCCAAATTAATGCATTTGTTATGAAACGCAACGGTCACACTTATGAAGCATTTATACAGCAGGGCTTTACTCATAACAACAACGTAGCTACCTTGGGCGAAGACGCGCGCCTTTTTACAACCGAGATTACCATTAATGTGTTAGGTTATTTGATTGGAGAAGGTATTAATGATGATCGCCAACTTGTGAGGATAGACGAGAACACGGTCGAATATCAATTTCCACAAGAATCAACAGTTCCTACAGGAAATTTCAACCTCTGGGGTCAGCAAAAGAAGAAGACTTCAGGAACTAAATATTGAAAGTTGCCTATCCTTTTGGGTTTAAAAATACTATTTAGAGTATGATTAGGTCTCAATTAAGCTCACTTTTCAAAAGAGGAACCACAATATGTCAGTAAAAAGTTTTAAGTTTGTATCTCCTGGAGTCTTTATCAATGAA